GGACGCTCTCGCTACTTTCAATTCCCTGACTGACCCAGTTGCTAAGGCCGACTTCTTCGCGAAGAACGCTCAAGCCATCTACGCGTCAATCAAGGTCTAATTTTCTCTCAGCCTAATCTCCTAAAATACTACTATGGCAAATTCCATCGCAGCTGCTCCAGCAGTTCTCGCCCAGGGCGTCATCAAGGCCCTCGCTAACAAACTCCCGATGCTCTCGGGTTTCTCCACCGTTTTCACCTCCGCTATCGCTGGCGCCGGCAAGACCATTCAGGTTCCCCTGATCGGCACGTCGACCGCTACTGAGTTCTCGACTGGTGGCTACCTCACGCAGGACGACGCCACGGTCACCTCGACCAGCGTCACCCTCAAGCACTTCAAGGTCTCCAGCCGCTTCTCCCCTCTGGACATCCGCGAGTACGGCATTGGCTTTTTTGCCAACAACTTCGTCGAGACGGCTGCTATCGCCCTCTCCCAGAAGTGCATGACGGAAATCAACAGCCTCATCACCGTTGCCAACTACGCTTCGGGTACCGTCACTGGTGCCGCTTTGTCCTACGCTGAAGTGGTCGCTGAACAGAAACTTCTCGACGACGCCAAGGCTCCAGACATGCGCGCCCTCGTCCTGAACAACACCTACATCAGCAACCTTCGCTCGGACGCGACTATCATCGCTGCCTTCCAGCTCGGTGCTAACGTCATCTCCTCTGGCTCCCTCGGTACGATTGCCGGCGCTCAGGTCTACCAGTTCAGCAACCTCGCTGCCAACTCTGAAGGCCTTGCTGGCTTCCTCTGCGGCGCCGACGCTATCGCTGTTGCGACCGCTCTGCCCTTCAATGAAATTCCGGGTGCTGATGTGTCTCAGGCCACCGACCCAGCAACGGGTCTCTCGGTCCAGGTCATGATCATCCAGGAGCAGTCTGGTTTCCTCAACGTCACCGCGACGTTGCTCTTCGGCACGGCTGTCGGTCGCTCGACCAGCCTCCGCCGCCTCTGCAGCGCGTAAGCGACGCGGCTCTAGCCGCCTAAACGAGACCCCCTTGGCTAACCCCTTGGGGGTCTTTTGTTTTACCCTATTGCCAACTGTCGCAATGTTATGAGCCTATACGGGACCGAGTTCTTGGACGACGCTAAGGAGATGATTGCCGACTTCGGCGTGGCTGGTTCTGCCAACTCTGGGGCCATCACGTTCCAATGCCTCATCTCCGACCCTGCCGTCCAGACCGTCCTCGAAGCGGGGGGGTATGTAGAGAAGACCCAGTACACGGTAAGGGTGCCCGCTGTAACAGCCGCCTGGACCCTCCCAGACGGGTCTAATGGGTCATCGGCGGCCCTGCTCTCGGCTGGTGTCCCCATCGCCTCCCTAGCCCAAGGGAAGAAGATCGTCGCCGGCGGCCTTAACGTCCGCATCACGACCCAGACTCACAAGCCCGCGTCGGCTTGGATCACGCTCCTCGTCATCGACGACAACCAGTAAGCGCCGTGGTCAAGGTCAACATTACGCCTAAGTCCTACGAAGAGTTTAAGCAGACACTCTCTGACATCGCAAGAATGACAGGGGTTGCGGAGAAGGACGTAGCCAAGAAACAAGCTGCCTTAATCTGCGAAGACATGGCCCGCTTTACTCCTCCCCTGGTCAAGGGCGGTGGCGGTGGTCTATCCAATCTTTCCAAGCAAGCAGGGGACAACGCCGTTGCCGGGGATATTCGCAAAATCTTCGTAGCAGTTGGCGACCGCAACGTGAACAGCCAAAAGGCGATTGTCTTTCAGAACCTTGCTCACGCGGCACAGACGAGTAACCGAGCCTCCTTTGATGAAATCGTTAGTCGCTCAACTTTGCAGTCGCTTCGCATCTCGCCGATTATGACTAAAATCCTGAACGACCCAAACCATGACCGGGCGTTTGCCAAGGCCAGAAACTACTTAAACCGCGTGCCAGTTAAGGCTAACGAGTACGGCCTGTCATACGCGCAAGACCTTCGTGGACACCACAACCGAGTTAAAGCCAAGTTTGGAGGACGGATTAAGCGGGGCGTAGGCATTGGCGAACCTCGGCTTTTAGTCCAGGACAAGAAGACTCTGACGGATTACATTAAAGAAAGGCAGTTAGCCGTAGGCCGTACGAAGTCTGCTTGGCTGCTTGCTTTGCTAAAGTTGCCCATGCCATCTGGCAAGAACGGCCCGATTAACTTTGGCTATGACCTACGTAAGTCTGGCTATATTGCAAGACACGCAGGGGCTGGCGGGTATGCACGGGTGAGCGAAAACTCAAAGGAATACATGGTCACCATCGGCAACGCATACGGCAACGTGAACGCAATCGCTGACGAGGCCGGCACGATGGCCCTTGCCTTAGGCAACCGTGATCGCCAGATGAAAGCGGACATGGAGCAGTACTATCAAAAGACTATTCGCCGCATCAAAGCGGGGAACCGCTCTTAGGCCTTGTCGGAACGGACCCGCACAAATACCGGGTGACGCAGGGAGCCTTTGGGCGTCTTCATCTGAAAGTCCACCTCGGCAACCTTACCGAGTAGCTGAGAGCGATTGGCAAGCAGTTCGCGGCGGGTGGCCTCGTCCATGCCCGTACCGACGCTAACATCTCGCCGACCACAGCGCACGATGACGCACCCCGCCATGCCAGCACATTTGCCTGACCCTTCCACGATATCGACAATCTCGCCGTCGGCGGTGTCGGAGTCCTTAACCTTTAGCCAAGCCCTAGAGCGGGTGCCGTGGGCGTACAGGGCCGAAGTGTCTTTAACCATAGCACCCTCAAAGCCCTCAGAGGTAAAGCGGATAAAGGCCTCCTCTGGGGTGCAGGGGACGCTTGGGATGAGTAAGAGGGACTCTGCATAGGACTCGGAGAACAAAGCCTCTAGCGTGGCACGGCGGGCCCTGTAATCGCCTACGCAGGAAGGGATGTCGAACAGCCAGACGCGGGCATCGTCGGCAGGGGCTTGGGAACGGAGGTCGCCAACCGAAGTAAAGAACGACGTGCCCGACACGGCCTCGCCATCAAGAGTCCAGACGCCTTGACGATAGCGCAAGAGATGCAGGACTTCGCCGGCTAGGTGGTCAAGGGACGGCATTAGATTGCCGTTGCGGGTCTCAAAGGAGACGCGGCCTTGGTCGAGGTCAGCTGTTATGATCACGCGAAGCCCGTCAACCTTAGGCTCGCAAACGTATGAGGTCGGCAGTTCGCCGTCATAAAGACGAGCCAGCATGGCTTTACCCTTTGGCTTGGCAGCGCGTGGCTTGGTAAGCCTAGGCGTGGCCTTCTCAAACATAGCGTAAAAGTCGACCAGGGCTTGGCTCATAGGACTACTAAAGCCCTTATAAGCACCCTCGTCAATACCTATCCCTTCCAAGTGTGGCAAAGGTATGGGAACCGCCTCCATCCGTCACATCGTCGAGTCTACGCTCGCGACCTACCTCTCGACCCAGACTGGGCTTACCACGGTGTCCTTCCTCACGGGAGACAACGCCGCGACCCAGACCCTGCCCAAGGCCGTCGTCCTTTGCGACTCTGCCCGACCCCCTGCCAGCCTCCCTGACGGCGAGGGCAACTACGATTGCTCGGTCCGCATCACCCTATTCTCCAACGCCGACGACACGACCCTAGCCGATCACCGCACCCGGTGTGCCGCCCTGGTCGGCAATATGCGTGACCTAGTCAGCATTAAGGCCGCCTTCGTCTCTGGCGGGGACGCGACTTGCTACGACGTGGGCATTGTTTCCGAGGACGAAGGTATTGACGAGCGCAGCTGGGCGACCTCCTTTGCCTTCTCTGTAATCACGGTCCTAGCCCCGTAAGGTTTCCAACCCTTGCAAAAGTAATCATGGCTGCCGTATCTACTGGAACAACTTGCCTCTTTGGTGTCAACGGGACTGTCACAAATCTCTTTGTCCAGTCCTACTCGGTCAACGCCACCTTTAACCTGTCCGGCACTGTAGCCGATGAGACTGGCCTGACCAAGACGGCCCGCTACGACGACCGCAAAACCGAGATTACCGTCGACGGTATCTGCAAGACCTCTGGTATGCCAGTCCTAGGCGCTAGTTTCTCTTTCACGATTAACGCCGACACGGCCTACCCAAGCGGCTCGGCCTCGGTATCCTATGTCGGAACGGTAACCGCTGTAACGCAAAAGGGGTCCAACAAGGACTTTACTTCTGTTACAATCACGGCTGTCGATTACGAAGGCGTAACGCCCTAATTGACCTAGCCCCGAGTAGGGGCATAGTCACGGCGTGGACCCTCGCTTCCTAAACGCCTACATCGACCCGGCTCCCTTCAAGTTGCTGGGTCGTTCGCTTTATCCGTGGTGCCTCAAGTACCGCGTGCGGTTGCTGGCATTTAAGTCTCCGCTGATTGATGGACACAGAAACATAACTGCAGCGGACTTGCTTCTTGCCGTTAAACTGTGCGCCGAAGAACCTATCTGCAAGTTTGGCATTATTGATAGTTGGACAGTCATTAGGCTTGAAAGAGATCAGAAAGAACTTTCTAGGTTATTAGAGGTCTTTTCAAGTTATGTCCTTGTCAATCACTGGCCTAAGTTTTGGGAACAGGAAAAGAAACAAGAGAATAACGGAAAAGGAATACCATGGCCTTTGGCTATTATCACCAATCTAATTGCTAATGGCATAGAGGAGCAGCGGGCTTGGGAGATGCCGGAGTGTCAAGCCATCTGGCTTAATACCGCTTTTGGTATTAGGAACGGTGCTGAAGTCTCTGTAATGACTCCTGAGGAAGAGGCCTACATGGCGTCAGAACTAACGGCGGCTGCTTCCACTTCGGCAAAGGTGAAGACCGACTAACATGGCCCAATCACTAGAAGTAAACATCAAGGCTACCTCGGACGTTCCCCAGGTTGTCAGCCGTGCTAATGACGCAATCAGCAGTCTTGAGAGGCGGGCCTCATCTGTAAGGGCTGCCCCTGTTGGGGCTGAAGTAGCAAGAACGACCACACAATCTACCTCAATAGTTGACACACAGTTTTCGAAGATTGGGAAATCATTTGGAAATACCATCTCTTCGGTCTTCCTATCGTTTGCTGGGCCGCTTGCCATTATCAGCGGAGTTATGGCGTTTATCGGGAATAAAATTGCTGAGGCAAAGCAACTTGCGCAAGAAGGATTAAACAAGATTGCCGAAGGTGAAACTCAACTTGCGACAGACGATGAGAAGAAAATGGCTAACTTTTTTAAACTGAAGGATGCACGAGAAAAAGAGGAGAAACAAGTTGAAGCTGGACGCGAAGAAATGACGCGTAAGTTTCTGACTGAGACTGAAGAAGGAAAAAAACTACAGCGCGAAGCAGTTGCTGAAGGTAGAGCAGGATTTGGAACTGGTACAGGTGACTTGTCCAAGTCTGCTGAAATGCAGAAAATTGCCTTAGACGCTTTCTTGAATAGTCCTGAGGGTAAAAAGTTTGCTCCAATCTTTAAAGGAGAAGGTGGCAAGACGGGCGCAACTTCATTTAAAGGGCCAGAAGGTTTCGGCAACGTGGTCGGCGTTGGCGCTAACCCTGTCATGGAGGCTATGACTATGCAACTTGAAGAGTCTCGCAAGCAAACCGTCCTACTCGAGTCTTTAAACAACAAACAACCCGGCGGCGGTGTCCCTGTAGACTTCACTAAAACCCCAATCCCAGCCCGAGCCTCTACGCTTATGGGCGGCAAATAATCTCTAACAATGGCTATCGTAAACACTGGCGACGATCTAGTCGCCCCTATTCTTCAAGCTGGCTGGACCGTCGTCTCTGACGGCTTCGGTCTGCACACATCAGTTAGCGTCTATAAGGCCGACTACACCTCAGACTTGACTGCCTTCCTGGTCAAAGGGACCGACCACCCAGACGCTTCCTACACCTACCTTAAAATCGACAAGTGGCGTATCAGCTGGGACGCGTTAGACATGGCGACGGTGACGGTGGACTACGTCGGCATCGACCCGTCCTTTAACGACGGTCTATTTACCAACCCGAACACCTCTGGGGCTAACGGCCTGACTAGCGAACCGATGACCTCGCACCCTAGTTTCTTTGTCTATGACGCCGCCTATGCCGGTGCAATCGCTGGTTCAGCCCCTTACACGCAGTCACCGACTGGACCAATCGTTCAAAGCAGGACGGTGCCTATTACGCAGATTAAGTCTTATATGGGTAGCAACGGCGCCTGCTTTGAGACCGAGAACGGCGGTCGCTTCATCGGCTTTGTCGACCCGACCTATCCAAGCCTGTACGGTAAGACAAACTACCTAGCCACGACCACCTCTTACTCAGGGGTAATGTATTTCACTGTGGAGGCTACGGTCCTCGGCCTGCTTGACTATTTAAACACGGCAACCGCGACAACCTCGTGGGGTGCATATGACCTCTTGCCTGCCTGGGCGCCTGTTGGAACCGTAGCAGCTGTCGGCCATAAAAACCTGCTGTCTCAAATCAACGTCGAGATGTTCGGGTCGCTTTATAAAGTGAACTACGAAATCCGCTTTGCCAGAAACGGCTGGGACGCCTTTGTCTACTCAAACATCTAATGAGTATCCAGCCAGGAGTCGGCTATTCCTTTAAGCAGTCAAGCAGCGGAACGGTCTTTGACGTTGACCAGCCTTACACGGACCCGGCTCCATTCGTACCCCCTGAGCAGTTTGAAGTCCTAGTGTCGGGTAACAATGTCTTTACGTGCAAGGGCCGCGTGATCACGCAAGACGTCTGGTCGGGTACAGGCCTCGACGCAACGTCTGCCGAGTATGACCTCACTGGCATCTGGGCTTACCCTACAGGCTCTAAGACTACGGGCTCAAATGCCTCTAGCCCCTGGGCAGACTCAGAAGGGTTTATCACGATTGCCAACGCCGCTGCCGAAGGCTCTGACAGCTGGGGCGTCTATATTGTCCGGCAACCGCTTAACCAAGCCTCGGAGTTTCGCGGTCCTGCTTTAGTGGTAATGGCTGACGCTAGCGACGCTTTTGACAAGACGACCCCTTGGGGCGAGGCTGACACGACCGACAGCATTAGACTCTACGGTGGTATCGGAGCGACGACCTTAGACGTAGACGGCTCACCCGCTGGCTATTTAATCACCGGCGGACAGACGAACCCTGTGCAATATAACTACAACTGCCAACGGGTCTTAGTTGCCTCTATCATTTGGAACGGAACGACGAACGTCTGGGACGTAACTCAAGAACTTATCGGGACGATTACGCTCCCAAACATTATTCAATTTTACGGAGTCATCCTAGAAGTCGCCGGAGACCCTTCTCCGTTTACTGGCTGGCCTCAGTATGACGCAGAGTCGGACGCTTGGAACGGCGCTTGGAGCGGGTACGCCAAGCCCTCAATCCTGACGAGTATCATCTCGCCTGTCGGGATGCCCCTCTAACCTGCCTCCCCCCTTCCACTTCCCGCATCAATAAGACGCCATGACCTGCTCGACCTCAGTCACATTTAAGCGCGGCACGACCTTCGCGGCGACCGTAACCTACACCCCCGAGGCGGGCGGTCCGGCTAACTTGCTGACGACCACGGTGACCTCTTCGGTCATCGACTACTCTGGGGCGGTCTATCCCCTGACGATCACGATGGCGGGCAACGGCCTGTCCTTTGTGGCGGCCTACACCCCGACCGACGCTTGGACCCTAGGCGGGGCTCGCTGGGATATCCGCTTTGCTTACTCGACCACGGTCTTCTACTCGGAGACCATGCGCCTTAACATCATCGACCAAGTCACCGCTTAACCCATGTCTATTACCATCTCTTCCGAGGTTCTTGGGACGCTCTCGGTCACGGTGGCTGAGACGACTGGGACGCTGTCGGTCTCTGTCCTAGCGACGGCTCCGGCTGTCCTGTCGATGGAACTGGGTACGCCCGGCCCTTCGCCAACGATTACGGTCGGGACGACGACGACCCTTGCTCCTGGTTCGCCGGCTACGGTGACGGACGTGGGCACGGCTCTCGCGGCGGTCTTCAACTTCGGCATCCCTCAAGGAACGGCTGGGGCCACGGGGGCGACTGGGGCTACTGGTGCCACGGGTGCGGGCGTTGCAGCTGGCGGGACTACGGGGCAGCTGCTGACCAAGGTTAGCGCAACAAACTACGACACAACCTGGACGACTGTCATCCCAGGCGACCGCTACCTGACGACCTCGACCACGAGCAACACGATTGGCAACGGCAACAAGACCTTTACGATTGGCACGGGTCTCTCGTATACGCCGACCCAAAACCTTACCATCTCGTTTGACGCGTCGAACCATATGCACGGCGAGGTGCTGACGTACAACTCGGGCACGGGTGTGCTGACCGTGGACATTAACCACCACACGGGCTCGGGCACCTATACCTCTTGGGTCGTCAACGTAGGCGGGGTTACCCCTGCGACCTCGGTGGCCTTCTCGGATATCACCGGGGCGGTCTCTGGGAACGCTAACCTACAGGCGGCGCTAGACCTCAAGGCTGACTTATCGAGCCCGACCTTTACAGGCACGCCAACCCTACCGACGGGCACGATCGGCACGACCCAGACGCCCGGCAACTCGACCACGGCCCTTGCGACCACGGCCTTCGCCACGACCGCCGATAACCTCAAGGCTCCGCTCGCCTCTCCAGTCTTCACGGGCGACCCGCAAGCCCCGACCCCTGCAACGGCTGATAACGATACCAGCATCGCGACGACCGCCTTCGTCAAGGCCCAGGCATACCTAACCGACGCCCCCTCAGACTCCAAGGCCTACGTCCGTCAGAACGCCGCTTGGCTTGCGCTGGTTTCGGACATCCCCGACTTCGCTTGGTACGACC